GTCCTGATGGATTTGAGCCAAAAAACTCGACTATATCTCCATTAAAGTTCACTAGGGGAAAAGCTACATCGTAAGCGATACCTTGAACAACAATTAGTTGTTCAGGTGCCCATCCTGCAGCCTTGAGAATTCCAATCACAACATCAAATGCACCCAAAATAATTTGGGGTGACATATTCTTATCAAATTTTGAGTAGTCACCAGCAATCATTCGATCTTCACCGAACTTAGTGATGTGATGATAAATATCATCCCACTCAATTGATGTCGCATTGGTACCGGGCATTGCTTCTAGAGCAAACCGGTTCTTCTGAGCCAAACGAATAAAGGACAGCAAGTACTTTCGAACAACGAAACTCCAATCGGCTGGCGCACCAGCAAATACACGAGTTTTCTTTGCTAAAATCTTTGCCTCTGTTGTAGGTTCATCCTTAAGATGTCCTGTAAACAAAGGCATAACTCGCTCTCCATTTTTGTATCGAGCTAATATATCATCAACTCGATTGTAGAAGTTGTCATCAAAATCAACACAATCTTGCCAGATGTCATGTTGACCGAGATACTTCAAACAGTTCCTTTTCTTGGTGCTCCATGGGAAACCCATGGAAGATTTTCGATTCATCTTATCGATATACTTAACACCAGGTAGTCCATTCACAACAGCTAAATCCTCTAGAATCACCAATTCAGATAAATCATTTGGATTAATTGCTTGGAGTATGTCTTTCGTAAATGATTGAACACACTCTTTCAAAATGGTACTACTCATTTGGAACTTCTGAGACACAATGTCTACTGCTCCAATTCGCCAAGGCTCCCATCCTCTCATGGCTGGTTTACCATAAGTGTCTTTATAGCCTCGAGCTACAACAGCATCTCGAATGAACGTTTTCGCAACACGAGATTTATGTGCAACACGTCCCAAGACACTTGCATACACATTAGCTTGTCCCTCGTCAATATAACGAAAAACACTCTTCATGTGAACTGGAGTGATGGTGATAAATTCACCTTTCTCGTCCTTAATATGTGGTTCTGAACTTTGAACCACAGGACGAAATTCCGCACAAGCTCTATCGTAGATTTCACGATCAATCTGCACTGCAGAAATTTCGTGACTAAATCCACCAGTTTGGTGCAATCCTAATAATACAGGACCAACTTGAGTGAACCCGATCAAGGGTGCTCCACAC